AAATCTAAATAGTCCTTCTGATGTAGTAGACGGCAATACCAACAGCACCGTACAGGAGCTTATAGCAGACGCATTGTCTGTTTCTAGTCCAACTTATACAACTACTATATCACTTTAAAATTGCAAAAGTAATCTCATATTAATAATAATTAATCTGGAGGTTATCATGGATGAGCGTATACAAAAAGCCTTAGAAGCTTCAAATTTCCGTTTGAATCTTTTAAACACAAAAGAAAATTTGAGAATCAAATTTGACACAATGATCACCGTTGCAATAAATGGTGGATTTTTTAAGGCGACACGAGAACTAATCACATTTGTACAATTAGTACTAGATAAAGGCAGTACATCAATTGTACTAATTGACGAAAATGATAATCCGATAGAAATAAAAGATTTAGAAAACTTCCTCGAAGATTTGCTTGACAAATACTTTCAAGCAACAAATTTTTATAATAGCGAATACACTCGTTTAAAACGAGCTAGATCTACTACAGAACAATTTGCTGAAATAATGAAAGAGGCATAATGACTCAAGGTTATCTAGTGTATGCATATAATAATGAAGAAATTGACTACGGTCTTATGTCAATTGTTTGCTGTCTATTAATCAAAAAACATCTTAAAATCAATACTACTGCATTGGCAACTAATCAAGCTACATTAGATTGGATGATCAAAACTCACGGTGAATATCTTGTTGATAAGGCATTTGATAAGTTAATAATAACACATAATCCAGAAAATTCTTCGGCTCGTTTATTTCATGATTCACGATACACTTCAAAAAAGGTACCATATTATAACACCAATCGATCAGATAGTTTTACAATAAGCCCGTTTGACGAAACTGTATTACTTGACGCTGATTTTCTAGTACTAGATAACAGCTTAGATTGTGTGTGGAATTCTGCAGAGGATATACTTGTAAACAAATCAGTTCGAGATTTAAATCATGTTGAAAACCTAAAAGGATTTGACAAAAGATTTAATGATACGAGTATCCCACTTTATTGGGCCACATGCATGTATTTTAAAAAGACAGAACGCGCAAAATATCTATTCTCTCTAATGAAATTTATAAAACAAAATTATAGATACTACCAACAACTCTATAAATTCAATAGCAGTGGTTATTTTCGTAATGACTATGCATTAAGCATTGCAGTTCATATGATGAATGCACAACTAGAAGAAAACACTGTCAAATCATTACCAATACCTCAATTAATGTTTGCAACAGAGCATGATGACCTAATAGACTTTACAAATGGAACTGCTATTTTTGTAAGTGAAGCTGAGCAAGGAAATTTCAAATTGCATAAAGTTTGCACCAATGTACATTTGATGAATAAATGGTCTATAGGTAGAATGAGTCAAAGGATTATAGAGTATGCAATCAACTAAATCCAAAGGCTTTTTAACTATTGCTCAAAACAATAACAATGTGGATTATGTTAGATTAGCTTATGCACTTGCATTAAGTCTAAAGCATTCTCAAAAAAAATGGTCTAATCTAACCATATGTGTTAGCCCAGGAACTATAATACAAGATAGATATGCATGGGCGTTTGATAAAATAGTAGAAATTCCATGGGGAGATCATGCAGCAGATTCATCTTGGAAACTTGAAAATGAATGGAAAAGCATATGGATGAGTCCATATGACCAAACTATCAAGCTTGACGCTGACATGTTTTTCTTTTCCGATATATCGTGTTGGTGGGATAATTTTGAATCATCAAACGAGCCAATTATTGCCTGTAATAAAGTGTTAGATTGGCGAGGTTCTATTATTGAAAGCGATTTTTGTAGAAAGACTTTTACAGCTAATAACTTGCCAAATGTTTACTCAGCGTTTACCTATTTTGATAAATCAGTAGACGCATTTAAATTTTTCGAATTGGTTAAAATTATAACATGGAATTGGCAAACATTTTTTGATAGTTTCTTAGAGCCAAATAATAGACCTCAAATGTTCAGTACAGATGTTGCATTTGGATTGGCCATGAAAATTTTAGATTTAGATCAAAATTGCAACAAAAAACGTCTCGCGCCTGTATTTACTCATATGAAAAGCGAACTTCAAGGTTTAAATCCTGTTTTGCCGCCAGATTGGCGAGAAGCGTTACCATGTTTTATGAATCCTGTTGGATCGTTGAAAATTGGAAACCATAGGCAATTCTACCCATTACATTATAACATCAAAGATTTTTTAACTGAAGACATATTAGCAATTTATGAAGGGCTGGTAAAAGATGACACAAGCATATGTTGATTATGATCCTATGACCGGTCAAATTAGAAAAATCTCATGGAAAAAACTCATTGGGGAAACAGTACCAATTTCCAGACAGCTAGCTGAAGATTTTATGCATGGTAAGGAAAAATTTATAGATTGGCGGGTCGATATTTTCGAAGAATTACCCGTTTTGTTCAAAAAAGCCGATCCTATGCCAGCACGTCAATTTTCGCAATTGATTAATTTAGAAAGAGATAAGAGCTCTGTGTTAATTTGTAGTTCTGATACAATTGAATTTGAATCAAAATACGCTAAAGATGCAGCAGTGCTATACATGACCTTAAAAAATGATCCTAGCTGGTTAATTAAAACCATACCAGTTAATACACTTATGAAAATAGACAACAAGTATTTTTTGGCAGTTCCAGCTGCAGATACCTATAGTTACTTTTTAGGACCAAATATATGAAACATCGTATAGATAGCTTTGATTTTATTTTTCTCAGTTACGACGAACCAAATGCAGAAATACTGTACGCTCAGGCTACGAATTTAATTCCTTGGATCAAACGTGTACACGGTGTTAAGGGGTTTGATACCGCGCATATAGCCTGCGCCGATAGCAGCGAAACAGATTTTTTTGTTACAATTGACGGAGATAATGAAATTTATCCCAATTTTCTAGAAATTGAACTTGATATTAACGAAAACCAATCTAATCACGCATGGACATGGGCTGGCCGTAATTCTGTTAATGGGCTTGTTTATGGAAATGGTGGACTTAAATTGTGGAGTAAAGAATTTGTTAGATCTATGAAAAGCCATGAAAATGCAGAAGATCCAAGAAAGGCTGTTGAATTTTGTTGGGATAACAAATACCACGAAGTACAAGGATGTTATAGTACCAGTCATATAAATGCTAGTGAGCAGCAAGCATGGCGCAGCGGCTTTAGAGAAGGTGTAAAAATGTGCTTAGAAAGAGGCGCTGTAGTATCAACTGGCGATTTTCACAAGAAAATATGGTACGGTAACATAAATCGTTTATGTATTTGGTGCAGTATCGGATCAGACGTTGAAAACGGACTATGGGCCATGTATGGTGCCCGTCTTGGAGTCTACCATACAATGATAGAAAACAATGATCACACGGTTATAAGCAATTACGAAACAATGCAAGATTTATGGAAATCAGTTAAGGATAATGATCCAGGTACCGAATGTGAGCGTCTAGAGCCAATTCTTAGATCTAAAATAGGGCTTGATATTTGTATGATGCGACCCGAAGAGTCTAAATTTTTCAAACGAGTATATATGAATCCTCCACGACCGTGGATGGCAAATGATGTAATTGATCATTTTATGGCTTTTAAACATGTATGATATGTTTTACACAGGTGATAACGACCAAACTTGGAAATATTACAAGAAAAAATATCCACACGCAAAGCGTATACTCGACAATAATCCATATCAAGCATGTTCAACAGCATCTTTTACTAAGATGTTCTGGCTTGTATCCGATTACGTAGAGTTTGTTTCTGATTGGGATTTTAAGCTTACAGTTCCAGATTATGATAGCGATTATATTCATATATGGCCTGTATCTGCACCAAACGGAACACAAATAGATTTAGCCGAATCTTCTATACAATTACTTTCTAGAACTTCTGCCAGAGGTATAACGGGTTCTAACTTAGATTTTTCGAATATCAAACTATACGAAAATACTGTTGCTACATATATTCCCTATGATATGTTTTACACAGGTGGTAATGAACAAACATACCGTTTATACCTAAAAAAATATCCACATATCAAGCACATAATAGATGATAATACGTACCAAGCATGTGCAGCGCTTTCCCTAACAAAAATGTTTTGGGTGATAACAGATACTGTTGAATTTTTACCTAATTGGGAGTTTGTATCTGCATTACCAAACCACGAGACAAAGTATATTCATGTATGGCCTGTACAACATCCAGATTCAAAAAATCTCATAGAACCATACGATCTTTGTATACAACTCTGGCCTATACATCTAGCAAAAGAAAAATCAGCACAAAATTTCAATCCAACAAAGTTAACTGGTCAAATCAAAATACATCATGACACGGCTGCAATATATGCTGCCAGTTTTGATATATTCTTTGTTTCGTATAATGAACCAAACGCTGATAAACATTGGTATCTAATAAAAGAAAAATTTCCGCAAGCCAGGCGTATTCATGGCATTAAAGGAATTAACAATGCTCATAGACGATGTGCAGAATTATCATCTACTCATATGTTTTGGACTATAGACGGCGATACGGTAATAGATGACGATTGGCAATTCAAATACCATGTAACCAAATTTGATCAAGATTATATTCATATCTGGTACAGTAGGAATCCAGTAAATGGTCTTGAATATGGATATGGCGCAATAAAATTGTGGCCCAAACAAAAAGTTTTAGATTATAATGGCAACTGGATCGATTACACAACAAGCGTAGGCGAACTTAAAATTATAACGCATACTGTAGCTACAACTCAATTCAATTCGAGTCCATACGAAACATGGAAAAGTTCATTAAGAGAAAGCATTAAGTTAATTAAAAATCTGTATGAGAATCCAAATGATCAAGAATCAGCAATGAGACTGCAAACATGGTCAACGGTATTTTTCGACGTTCCGTTTGCAGAATGGGCTAAAATTGGTTATCAAGATTCTGTAAAATGGCAACATAATTCTCCCGAATTTTTAGACAAAATAAATGATTTTGAGTGGTTAGAAAACTATTTCCACAACAACTATGCCAACTAGGTCTTTGAGTTTCTTTCGTATACGCACAACCGATTAAATTTATATTACATGCAACAATAACACATAAACATTAGAGCGAGGCCAGATATGGTAAATAGATACACAGATAAAAAAGAGGTGGAAATCATGTCTAGATCCAAATTAGAAGCTAATGGGTGGGATATGATTTTAGATGATTTAACTTTAGAGTCTGATCCGCCGCCTACAAAATATATAAAAGATGCAGTAATTGTTACTAAAAGCGGTGCATGTTTTAGAATATCAGCGGAAGATTTTGCTCAAATGGTGGCCAGAGAAAAAGAAATCGGTTACGAAAATAGTGAAATTTTTTCATGTTCTCTTAATATCGACTTTAGCAAAATCAAACGCGATGTTAATAGATGGGCTAATAAATTTATTTTTGATATCGAAGCGGAAGCTGCAAAATTGGTTGCCGAACAAACTCAAAAAAGAACTAAAAAAGCTTCTCCTAGAAAGCCATCTGCGTTAAATTGACACCGTTCTAAGTCTCATTTTAATATTTGTTATTAAGTGAGGAAACAATGACAATAGCAAATATCGTATGCATGAGCAAACCTTTAATCAAAGGTCTTGAAACAGCTGAAGATTTTATTGCCTATGCGGCACGAGTATCAAACCCTTCAAATCAAATGAATACAGAAACATCTGATAAGTTATTAAAATATCTTATTAGAAACAAACACTGGAGTCCATTTGAAATGATTTCTGTAACTATGGAAATTAACACAACACGAGACATAGCACGTCAAATACTGCGTCATCGTAGCTTCAGCTTTCAAGAGTTTTCGCAACGCTACGCAGATCCTACACAGGACCTAGGGTTTGTCTCACGTGAAGCAAGACTTCAAGATGTTAAAAATAGACAAAATAGTCTTGAAACAGATAATGACCAACTTAAATCTCAGTGGCTAGCCTATCAACAACAAGTCCGTATCGTTGCAGAGTCTTCATACAAATGGGCCGTAGACAATGGCATTGCAAAAGAGCAAGCCAGAGCTGTACTACCCGAAGGTTTAATGATGTCTAGAATTTATATGGCAGGAACTTTGCGCAGTTGGATTCACTACATTCAACTACGTACTGATCAATATGTAGATACAAAAACAGGGGAAGTTATTAAAGGCACACAAAAAGAGCACAGAGAAGTAGCAGAGGCAGCTAGAGACGAGCTTAATGAACACTTTGGTTTCTTAAAAGAAATATGGTGAGTATGAATCGCATAGCAGTTTTATTGCGAGGTCATATAAGAACCTGGGAATGGACAAAACAAAATCAGTTTGTTTTTTTTAATTCAATAGCAGATAAAGTTGATTATTATGTGTCAGTATGGAATTCTTCGCACCCTAGATTTTTATCAGTTACTAAGTTATTTGATGTTTTTTTAACCAAAAATTTAGTCGCAAGAGAAGTAAGAGATAACAGCTGGTCGTACGATGCATGGACTGGTCCCGCTGATATGGCTACTAGATTAACAATTGAACGTTTATATACAGAACTGCGAGAGCAATTTAAATATGATGCAATTTTTGATACCAGATTTGATGTAGCATTTGAATTAACAGGCAGTCCAGAATTGCCTCTTACGAATAGCATAGGTACTACTCGTGTGCAATTAGAAAGAGACGATTTAGGTTGGAAAGGACTCGAAGATCATACATTTTATTCAACAGGTCCAATTTCTATAGTTTGGAATAACCGAGGGCTAATGAAAGATCCATGGACCGATGCACACACTAAGCTCTTAGATTATGCAAATCTTAATAACATAACACCATACACGGTCCCATGGTTTAAAAGCATAATCGTGAGACCTAGTATTGTAGAAGTAACCAATTCTATTTCAGTTCCAGGTTTTTCTATGGTTATTCCCCAGGTACAATCTGCTAATCATTTATGGAACATCTATAGTGCAGCTGATAAATTAGCTTGTTTAGAAAAAGCACAAATCTCGCCACTAGAATACTGCACAGCGTTAGGGTTTACCTATTAATTTCCATTTAGTTTTTTGTAGCAAATAGTTTGTCCACAGTGCGTGACTCATAGCTGTTGGATGGCATGCATGATTGGTTTCATTATTGCATTCTAAAAATTGTGTGTATACTTCCCAGTTGTTATAATCTTTCATAATAAATTCAAAATCAAAATTATCAATAATTGAAAACGTTTGCATCTGCTTATAAAAATCTGGGTGCATAACATAACATGGCGGCAAACGAAAATTATGCCAATTTGCGTTGTATTCAAGCCAGTATGTATCTAGTATTTGAAAATTGTAGTTTCGCTTACGTGTCCAAACATTGTTAAAATTTTTAAACAGAACCACATCAAGAGGTAATTTTGAGTTTTCTATATATCTGCTCAACATGTCGAACCATACTTCGTCGTACCGTTCAACCCAATCTCTCAAGTGTATTTTTCTATCATGTTTAAAATCTGTATCGTGTGTAATTAATGGATACAATAGATGAGTTGGACCAATATTGTTTGGCGGTTCCCTGTCACAAGCTGTCATTTGGATAGCAACTTTAATAGCATTGTATTTTTGTGTATCTACACTATCTAAAATTCTAAAAAGACTGGTAAAAATACCACTATTACTATTTCCCGGACACGCAAATGTCCATAAATCACTATTCAATATTTTTGCTAGTTTGCCGCTGTAGGTAAGTTCTATCCTATCTTTAATATCCCATTTGTGGAACCTATGATTGATAACTTCAGTGCCTTCTCCATACGTCCAACTTTCACCAACTGTTATTACCAATGTTTTTGAATTCTTTTGCACATATATTTCGCTGTTATTAGCCAGCCAGCCATCGTTATAACAATGACGTTTGTTGTCATCATTCACTAATACATAGCGAACATCTTTTAGATAATCAGTAAAAGGTCGCCAGGTATCGCAAGAAAGTTCAATCTCTTGCCAATTCATTTGCTGTAGTTTTTCTATCTAAGTGTTCTAGTGCTGCGACAATGATAGCTGCGGATTTGACCAAATCAAATCTAGAATCTGTATAATCATACGGAATATGTTTTCTGTCAGCTGCTCGTGTTAGATATTGCCCTGCAATAGCTATCCAGTCATTTATTGTATGTTTTTGATCAAACTCACTGCCAGGCAAATTGAATTGACGATTTCGTTCTCCTGATATCTCATCAAGTATTTTTTGCCTGGCGGCAGACATATTACAATTTTACCTTTTTATTTGCAGAAGAGACTGGCTTCTTTGCTGACGGAGACTTTTTAGTCGACTTCACTACTGTGTCATCTTTTGCAGATAAATCGCCTACATCAACTTCTATTTTACGATTTTCATTTAGAGACTTTTTAATAGCAGGAGCCAAAGATGGATCCATTTTGTATGCACGCATACGCATGTTTTGTGCGTCAGCTTCTAACAGTTCTGCTTGCCTCAATAAACCAACAGCTTCATCTTTCCTATCAGCACGAGCTTCACCATCAATATTGTTGGCGTGAACATTGAACTTTTTTAAATCAGCTGCCACTGCTGCTCGTGTTTCTGGATCTAAATCATCAAACCCGTCCGGTGTTGATTCTTTCATTGTATCCATTGCCTTAATCACGTCAGTCAACGGCCAACGAATACCTTTACGAGGAGTCATTGTAATCAAACTTGTTGGTACTTTTTGCAATCGACCACTTGTGTGAAATTTAGTCAACAGAGTTGTGTTGCTGCCGTCTGGGCTCATTCTACGTGCCAAAACTTCTGCTAAGTTTTGACTTTGTTGTCCTTCCACACTTTCAACAACACGCCGTAAACTGTCGTTATAGTTGTCTGGTAATGCATCAGTGTCAACTACTAATGCGTGATTAGGATCATTAGGAAGCTTCATATATACAACCACTACGTTTTTACCAGTGTTGTTGAGCATCCCAACGTGTTTGATCATTCCTGAAAAATCACTCATTTATTATACACCTACCTTTGGAGTAAATGCAGGTGTCATCGGCATCACTTGCGTTGGTGTAGGAGGCATAGATTGTGCTTGAACCGGTTGAGGTGTTGGTTGCTGTACAGGTTGCGGTGTGTTATCTTGAGGTGGTGTTACACTCTTTAAAAATTCATTTAATTTATCAAAAACCTGTCCAACTTGACTTAATTCTGGACCACGAAAAGCTCCTCTTGTGGTAGCTAAATCTATTACGATTAGTAAATTCTGCAAATCACCTATCGACATAGATGCCGGCTGTGATCCCTGTTGCTGAGTGGCCTCAGGTGTCATTGATGTTATGGTAGTCATAAAATTCTCCTATTCTTATTAAATTTTTATCAAATCTTAATAGTATGTCAATTTATTCAGGGTTGTGCTTTGTCACAGTTATCAAAGATTCGTCCCAACCTAAATACTTAATCCAACTTTCGTGTGGAATTTTAATCGGCAAACTTCTAGCACTGTCTAGCAACTGATAATAATCAGGCTTAATAGGCTTCTTAATTGGCTTCATGCTGGTTTTGTGACCTTTGATCGTATTACAAACATAGCAGCAGCACACAATATTTTCCCATTTGGTTATTCCACCTCGAGAACGTGGGATAACATGGTCAACTGTTAGGTCCATCAGGTCAAGCTTTTTGTTGCAATACTGGCAGGTAAATCCATCACGTAACAGCAAATTGAATCTGGAAAATCTCACTCCGTGTTTCTTTTTTATATATCTTTCTGATATGATAACAGAAGGAACATCTAAACTTGTGCTTGGACTGTGCACTCGCCAGTTTTCATAAAACTCAAGCGGCTTGGCATGCCCTAAAAATGAGATTTTAATTGCGTCTTTCCATGAGATTGCACTTATGGGAATAACGCTCAATGGTGTATAGTCAGCATTTAAAACTAGTGTGGAAGCCATTTTATTTTTCCGTACTTGTAAAAATTATATCAGTAAAGATTGACTAGGACAACTCTTTTATGTAAAAATATCAGGCCAAATTTTAAAACCAGTATATAAAATACCAGTAAAACTAGCATTGAAGACACACAGACTCGCTAACATGCTATTATGGTATGATTCTAAAAACATTGCAAGATGTCCAGATACAGAAAAAGCTGCAAATAACGCAAATGATACGACTAATTTTGTTAATAGTTTCATAGCACCTTTTTCACCTCTTATTAGCAAAAAATTGATAGATATAATCGCACCATAACTGATGTCCAAACGCATTAGGATGATAACATTCATATTCTTTATCAAACACACGTTGATTCAGTTTTTTAGCTTGTATTGTGATGTACGCTTTGAATGTTGGACTTTCAAGATCGTTTTTGTTGATAAATGTGCTGCAATCTATTTGATTCCATAATATCTCAACAGGATTACCAGCATTGCTGTTAAAACTCAGTTTATCTCGATGTTGATGGAAAATATTTTCATCATAAAACGCCTGATGCATGAAAAATTTAATGCCTAGTGATTTTAACATAGTCTGTGTATGATAAACTTGAGAGATGTATCTATACATATACTCTTCGCTTTGCACTAATGTAGAAGCATAAAATTTTTGGAAATCTATTAGATCTAAACCGCTATATGATCTAAGGCACGATGGTTGTATCGTGAACCACCCATATTCTGGATGGTCAGATGTAAGATTATTAATGCCAGGGTAATAAAAGTCTCGTCTTTCGGGTGCGGTCCATCCTATGCTTATCATAAGTTCTGTAACCATCTTTTCTCCAGACAGATATCCTTCTACAGCAAGATAATTAAGCAAATTGCGTGTTATTGTATCGTTAGAGCAACCAGGGGTGGTTAAATCAATCAGTTCAGCTTGTAATCGATTCGCTAGCAATGTGATGTATCGATGTTTGATTCTGTAAGCCGTGTGCCCAGTTAACCGTTGCGTAGCCATCCAATCAATTCCAACATCCAAAGATGTCGGATCAATAAGATCTGACCCCCTCGCCCAACTATCACCTAAGCATATCAATTTCAAAAAAAATGTTCCCTTAAATGAATTATGTATATTTAACTTATTTGATTATTTTCCCTTTATACCAATTATCATAAATCTTGTATAAGTGGTTTCAGGGTCTTTAAGTGGTAAATGACCCGAATATAGTTTTTTACTCACAGGGAATAAAGAAGATAACTCTTTAACACTATCAAATTCATAAACACTGCCCGGATCATTATTCCGTCCTTGTATAGCAACCAACGTGCCATCTGGAATATTTTGAAACCAACCTGCGTTTTGCATATTACCTGCGCTGGTGTTTATTACCAGCCCAGGCTGTTCAATCATAGAATATTTTAAGCTATTAGCATCTTTACACATGGCAATTATGTGTTTACCTATGCCAAGTTTATCAGCCAATCTTTTTCCTGCCTCTAATTTTTGGCAATTAAGTTCAACATTAGCTATTTTTTTGAAATCAATTTTCAATTGTCTAAGCATTAAAATGCTTAGATTTCCATACCAGGACCCAAGTATATAAATGGTATTGAATTTTTTCTGTATTAAGGCTACCTGATTCAGCAACCATAATTTGCTAAAGATTAAATCGGGGGTAAAACTTCCAGAAAGTGTGTCTGGACTTGCTTCGTGAATAGGTACTGACATAACCTATTTATTATAGTGATAATCTCGCCTAAGTTGGAAATAGGTATTCATGCTGTCATACAATTCGCGAAAATAAGGGTCAATATCATACATAAATCGTCTGGCCCGCTCTGCCTCGTAGTTATCATCTGATAAAAATTTAACCAGGTCACTTAATTTATTGAGTGATATACTTACAATTGCAATCTGTTCTAGGTCTAAAGTTGCGGATGCATTTATTTTAGAATCATCATAATATACACAATTAGGAAAAGACTGATTTTCTTTCACACAAGTTTCAACACGCATAAATTTTGCACCGGTTATTTGACAAAATTTACCTATGTCTTGACAATTGCTCATACTGAAATTACCTTGTCGAAGCCTTCTGATGTTGTAGGTGTCTCCAATTGACTTTTCATACCTAGAACAATATTAGCTGGGATAGTTTTGCCTGGCCGCGAGTCCAATCTTCTTTTCAACTCAATATCCGGAGGAGTTGAGAAAAATACAGCTACTTTATTATAATTGTCCGGAATCTGAGACAACTTGCTAGCTCGAGATTTCGCCGTCAGATTTGTTCGATCCCATACGATATCCATGTTGTTTGCAATCGCATCTCGAACATCATCAATGTGTCGAATCTCAGGAAACTGGTAATTCATTTGAATAACTACTACAGTGCCTAATGTAACATGTTTCACGCTATTGTCAAACAATAAATAAGTTAATGTGCACAATTATTGCTAAAAAATTTCCAAATATAGGTTGGATAGGTTTAAAAAATAGAGATAGGCCTGCAGCTACTAATACAGAACTATTGCGCGACGAAGTGAATGGTATACAACGAGTGTCTCTTGTTGACGAACTAACACGCTGGAGCGAAGGCATGAATAGCAATAGCGTGTCCATTATAAGTTCAAGCCTCAATCAAACAGTTGGCGGATCTGAAGTTCATTTATCAAAGGATGGACTTAAAATAAGAGAGGCACTTGAACAGGCAACAGTTGAAAAAGCAGTAAATTCACTTAAAAAACATAGAGTAGTTGGTTGTGTAATGGTGTTCGATGCTGAACAATTATGGCTTATCGAAGGCCAGCCCGGAACGCATGATCAAGTTGCTAAGCGCATAGCTGATCCGTGGATAGCGAGAACTAACCACGGAATCTGGCTACCACATGCAGGTTATCAAAAAAACTCAGATAACAACATACTTAAAATGCGACGAATTAGTAGCGAGGCTAGATTAGATATTGCACGATATATTCTGCAAACAGTCAAAAAACCTGCGGATCTTATGCCGTTAATGGCAAAAAAATGGACAGATAATCCGCAGGTAACTACGTTACGATATCCAACGTCAGAAATTGATACTCGTACCACAGAGCAACTTATGTTAGATCCAAAAAATAAAATGATACTTATTCGTAATACTAACGGTGTTTTAGAATTTGATCAAAATAACGCTAACCCATCTGGTAGTAAAGTGCAGGTTGGAATAGTAGATTTATAATATTTTTACAATAACACTATTGCGATTTAACTTGCCAGTTAATTGCCACGATTTCCCATTGATGCCATCTGCTAACACCTCTAATCGTCGAACATTAGAAGCTCTAGCAAATTGTGGCAAATCTCGTTCTGGCTTTCTTAGTGTCCTTCCGGTACTAATAGTATCATCAAAGTTTGTAATCTTAGCGCCATGCATACTTAGTTTCAAATCGTTTTTGGCTCGATAAATTTCTATGTGGTTGGTTTTCGAATTAAAGACTACTGCTGCTTGCGATCCAACTAATAATGTAGGGTCAATACTACGAATTCCATAAGTATCGTCTTCTTCTTTATATGTTACTTTAGCAGCAGCTTTTTCACCTTTACGATCTCTTTGTTGAACAGTGCTAGCCATTTTACGAGCTTTGGCACCGCGAGCACCTTGTTTGAGGGCGCTTTTATTGTCAGCTAATAGCATTACAACATCTAAAATTGTAGCCAAAGGCTTTTGCCATAATTTGATTGTGTCGTCATTTTTTGACTCAACAACGCTTTGTTTGTAATGCTCAACAAGCATTTTAACAACAGCAGTTTTACCTTGACTGAAATTTTCAACTATTTTCCTAGTTTCACTGGCCAATGACCTAGTGTCCAGTTTGCCATTGATTACCAGAGTTTTAAGATTGTCAATTCTGCTATAACAATTTACATATGCACGTATAATTTTACCATTTGCTGTTTCTACAATTGGTTCCCAATTAAACACAATTTCTTGTTTTGTATCGTAAAGTTTGTTAATATATGCGTCAACCCTATTAATACTAGATTGCTTTAGTTTAGCGCCTCGGTTGAGACAATAGGCAATACTAGCCTCAATACCAATGTGTGCTAGGTTGATTTTAGTAAGAACATCTTTGCCTAATTTTTCAGCGTAGACAACAAGTTCGTGCTTTAGCTGGCTTTGATCTACTTCATAATGAATGCAATTTAGAATATTGCCATAAAGAGTATCAAAATTGTCAGATTCGTAATTCAAATCTGCTATTTCTTTTTCCATCTATTGATACTCCTATATTGTTTATACTGTATATACTAGCTGAAAAATCAATTAAGTCAACAGGTTTATCAGAAATCGCCAGGTGCAACCTGCAGACATCGTAGTCCACGGCGTCGCCATTCATTGACAACAGAATCACGATCATCAAACACCATCGAAGGTTGATAACCATCCTTTAGCATTTTATCTAGAATTTCTCCTTTTACTATGTCATCCGCTCTGAAATCGCTAGCAGGCCGCATATAAAGTTTTTGATATAATCCTTTAATTCCTGCTACGTTGTCTAGCCACTCAACAGTCACTTTTCTGTCAGACTCATTGCGTCCTGTGGCTATCAGTATTGTGCAACCAGCAGCGTGCAAGGTCTTTAACAATCATATCATATCCTGTATCGGTGTATCATACGGCATAGCTCTGTTAAATGCAGCCCAATTTTTTGGCCGATGGCGTATCCAATGCATACGATGTTCGCAATTAGCTAATGTACCATCAACATCGAAAATTACTGTCGTCATTTGGTCTCTTCTATTTTTTCCTAAGATTGATAACTGTCATTACGTAAAAAATCTTTGTCCTTCATTGCATGAAGCAAGCAAAGAGGATGGCTGCCTGCAAATTGAGTATGACGTACATATAACGCTTCCTCTTGACAGTCAGTATAAGCATCACCTATACATATTTGTTTTTCCATGTATTGTCAACTCCTGTTTGTTTGTTTAATAAAATTTATAAAGTATGTATTCTCTTCAATTAAAATTTGGTCAGCTGTATCCTGCTCCCATAAATGATCCAATTCAATACTACCACAAAGTAGACAGTTGTAATTGTAATCCTGGTATGTCGCAAAAACCATGCACTTTTTGCATATCTGAGGACCTAATCCCATAGTAAAAAACTACGGTTGATTCTCATAGATCGCCTACCTTACGATTTTCTGAGTAGTGTACATCAAATGTACCACCTGGATATCGAGCTTCTAACTTACGAACATTTTCCTTAATTACTTCGTGTGGGTCTACTCCAATGGCACGGCAAGCTGATTTATTTTGTTCTTTGTTCATATTCTACCTTCGTTATTATCCTTGGGTAATTTTGATTCCCATACTACATTATACGTATTGGTTAAGATTTTTGCCAAATTACATTTTTCAATATCTCTTGCATAACTTTCTGCTATTGTAGTGGCATTGGTTTTCCATGGATATGCTTTCTCATTGCCTCGTAATATTGCATCTTCTTCTGTATAATGAAATAGACCGTGATATTCTAAAATTTCAAGTATTCGATCTCGTTGTCCTCGGCATCCTTGTTCGAACACAACTAGATCGTACAACACCCACCGATTATTATGATAAATGCCCCATTCGTGTAAGTTGTATTCAGAGTCGGCATACGCACATTGGGTTATATCGTAACCTTTCGATTCAATATATTTCCTGATAAACATTGTAGCAGCCATACTAGAGTTAGATTTTGTAAACCCACCTCGAGCTATTTTTGTTGATACAGATTTCGCAATAATAGATGGATTTTGGGTTGCATATTCAAATCCATATCGTTCAATATTAGTTTGTTTTTTGCGTTCAGCTATCTCAAATGATTGTCCAGGATTATCAACACCGTAGTTTTTTCGGCAGGTATCGCGTTTTTTTGATTTCACTATCTCAGATTTTGATGGATTATCAACACCTAACCGTGCAATCATAGTTCGCTTTTGCTTGTCTTGTACTTCTGCGTTGTGGAATGCATTTGCATGACCGTATTTGACAATATTAGTTATTTGTCGTTTTTTGGATGCTTCGGCGATAGCATCTGGAGAATTCCAGAATTTGTTGCGATTCTCGATTGCGTTTGTTAGCTTACCAGGATTATCAACCCCATACTTTTCCAGCATTGCTTGTCGTCGAACAGTTGACTTTACGGTTTGACAATAACTACAATCCTTTTCATTACAGTAATCGCTATATCCACGTGTAAGACCTAAATATCGTCGTCGATTTCCTGTCTGGCAATACAATAACGTGCTGGGATTCAAATAGATATATACTTTTTCAACATCAGATATGTCTTGAATTGGCACCGTTGATGTAATAATATCCCATAGTCCAGCAGATTTGATAGCAGATACATAGCTTCCTTTGTATCTGTATCTCTCTAATATGGCTGTTAGCTTTTCAATCATAGTTCTCTCCTGACAATATATCTATTTATACATATCAAGAGAGAACTGGCGGATGTTATATATCTCCTTCAACTCTATTTTCAGATCGTTCGACTGTAAATTTACCGCCTGGATAGCGAGCTTCCAGTTTACGAACATTTTCCTCGATGACCTCGTTGGGATCGACTCCGATGGCACGGCAGGCTTCCATCCAATAGAAGATGATGTCGCCTAACTCGCGCAACATGTGATAGCGAGTTTCCTCGTTCCATGGTTTTCCTTGGAATACCATCTTCTTGACAATCTCGTCAAATTCGCCGCCTTCACTAGCCAACCCAATACCAGCTGTCAACAGCAAGCTTATGTTCAACTGTGGTTCACTGCTTTGCAATGCTCGCAGACGAACAATCAGCGCTTCTAAATCATCACTTGCATCGCTGGTAACAGCTTGCACAAAATCCTTATATCTATTTAAATCTACACTCATTAGAATTATCCTCTAGTTACAATTGTAGCGTATGCTGTTTTAGTTTGGTAGTCAAAAATAAACCCTCATCTAAGAGGGTTTATTTTTAGCAACTGTAAGTCATTTTGTTTGTACTACGCCAATATTCGTAAGCACCTTTAGGGTCGTTTTTGTATTCAGCTTCGAAATATGCCATAACGTCGCTGTTTTTATTTGGAAGTTTAAGAACGTTTGCAAGATTACAAACAGTATTCATAATATTTTTGATAAGCTCTACTTTCATATTAAAATCCTTCTATATTTGTGCTGCGCTGCACAATACTTACCAGATTTTTATGCATTACACAATTGCAATGCTTGTGAGTTATCTATGCTATTTTTGCATAGCTCGTATCATTTACTCAGAGTTTTGAGAGTTTTCCATAAATCATATGCATCTTTTACACTTTCTGTTTCATGTTCTAAGTCTTTCATCCACGAAGTTTCTCCCGCCCAACCAGTTGAACCACCATTTCCATAAAATATTGCAGCAGCCTCTGGAAGATATTGCTCGTACCATTCTTGTCCATTACTTAAATTACTGCTAAAGAATGCATTGCCATCTAGCATAGCTACAGTTTCTGCTATAGGTCGCAACCACTGTTTTTCTTGTTCTGTGTATTTGCGATTATATTGCTGTTCAGGAACTTTTAATGAATAAGTACATTGAAAAACTTGAGTTTTTTTGTCAGTTTTATGCAAATTATCAGCTGTGCAGTTACTAATGTCTGCAAAATCATCTTCCCACCACTCGTTCATTTCACCATTCCTTTTGTGTCATTTTAAACCACGTTGCTTCTTCAATTGTTGCAAATACAATTTCCACAAATGTGGTCTGTTGCCAAATGTCAGTTGTAACTGTTATGCTATAATTTTCAAAATCGCACGATAGCTTTTGTTCCAGCATACTTATCCATGTACCAGAATCTACTTTGGCTACAGGTACTTTGTTTCTAGGAAATGATAACGAAACTGTTCTTAGGCAAAGATCGTCCATACGTACATTTAGTCTTTTCCAATAAACTTTTTGGCATATGCATCGGCATAATTATTTAGATTTTTTTGAAAATAGTCTACACCTGCTGCGCTGTGTAGACTGGGAGATTTTGCTATGCTGTTGGCAATTATAGAAGGAAGTTGTCCTTCTATCATTTCTAAAATTCTGTGTCTTTCACTAGCAGGCATATCTTTTGACCAGTATGATAAACGTTCAGCTACCATTCCGGCCAATTGAGCAGCAAGTTCACCTAGTTGTGCATTAAAATCAGCAGGGGTTGTCATATTGTTAGTCTCCAATTTGTATGTATTTTATAATAATACAAATTGGAAACACAATTCAATAAATTACAAATGCTTGAGCTTAAACTCAACTAATTGAGGGTCATCATCGGCGATAACAAACCCTGCACTAGGGCTGTAACGACTTACACGAATCCAGTTGTCACCAACGTCTTTAAATAGATCTTTATTTGGTTCTAGATGATATGCTTCTGCAGAATATCCTAAACCTTTCAAATAATTTACAAAGGCATTTAGTCCTTGTTTGCCATTCAATACATATTCGCGTGCCTGGTTTTTGCTGATAAAATATTCTTCAGCAAAACCTGTTAGATGAAAATTAAAAAATGTAGTGCCTAATCGTTTTCCAGAATTAAAAATATTAACTCGCATTTTATGTTCCATATGTTAATTTATATTCAACAATTACAGGATCTTCATCGTCAAAATACACACCCCAGCTAGGCAAGAGGCGCATATCATATGCTTGCGATGTAGCGCCGGTATAGCGATTTATAATCATCTGCAGACGAGCAGGGTCTTCTCAAACATATACCCACGAGTCCTGAGTTGGTACTTGATAATCTTCACTAAATTCATAAAGAGCAGTCGCAAGTAATTTTTGAATATACTCTGGTTCTTGAACGCCATTTTTTGATTGCGACTGCCTATTAATATTCACTCGTATCATGCCGATCCAACTTCTTCTACACCTTTACCATGTTCATAGTAAGCATAACGGCCAAAAGGAGGTTTGACCTTTGTCTTGTATCCTTCTGTAATAACCCATAATGTTTCAGCATAGTTCTCAGGACCCCAGGTTCCAAAAGGATACCCATCTGTAAACACAACTGCTAATTTTGGCTCAAGATTTTCTTCTTGCCAAAAATTCCAAAAGGCCATAAAATCTGTTCCGCCGCTGCCTTTGCATTCATATTTGAGAAGTTCATCTTGTGTATCTTTGGTAAACTCTTTGTAATTGTATGTTTTGGTGTCAAAACACACGATACCAATTTTGAAATCATGATACATATCCATAATACCATAGACTTCGCTGATGAAATCTCGAGCCATTTCATCTGAAATTGATCCACTCATATCAATAGCAACTTGTAAATCAATGGTTTCGTCTTTGTCTAAGGTAGGCAAAAACACACCACTATACATATGCTTACGATTAGGACGCATCCATGTGAAATCGTCAACAATGCAGCTCTGAATGCTTTGTTTGAGCAGATCACGCCAATTCACTTTAGGTTCAACAAGCTCATCAATCAAGCGTTGTAGACTAGCAGGCATGCGACCTCCAGCGGCATTAGCAGCCTGCAGAATTTTGCCTTTCATTGCCTCGCGCAGCTCTTTTAGCTCTGCTTCAGACAACTTAATTTCATTACCGTTAGCATCTCGTATAGTTGGGCCATTTTTCCCGTCTTTACCAAGTTCAAGATGAACATCCAATGTAAGCTCTTTTTTGACCTTGCGCTTTTCAAGATCGTCATATACAGCTTCGCTAGTCCATCCAACGTATTTTTCGTCATATAACCCAACACGTTGGCTTGTTGTCTTTTTACCAGTTGAATCCGTTTCATCAACAGGAACCCGTTCAGTTGGCATTTTGCCAATCATATCTCGAATGAGAGAACCGTTAATCACGTAGTCGTTAGCCATGTTCCACCATTGTAGATCTCGATGACTGCGACGACCTAGGTGATCAAAAGCAACATGCAATACTTCGTGACACAGGACAAATTGAATTTCGTCAACATCAAGTTTTTTAAGAAATTCACGGTTATAATAGATATAACGACCGTCTACAGCAGCAGTAGGGCACCAACCTTGATCAGTTACATCCACAAGTGGTAGATGCATAATCAGAGTGCCAAAAAATGGTTGTCCAAAAAGCAGCTTGATTTTAGCTTGCTTTAGTTTTGTCTCAACTGGACTACGTTTGGTTGCTTGTACTACTGCGGTCATAGAAAACTCCTAAAAAGTTAGCATTTGCACTATTGCATGTTTAGTAGCAATAGTCAAGAAGAATATTGATGGGCAGTATTTCAACTGCCCATCAATTTGATGTTAAGAATTTGGAAGAAGTTCTGCAAATCGCTTGCTGAATTCAGTCCAGTTTGATAGGTACTTTGCCTTAATAGGCAGTTTATAAGTACCAAGCGCTGTTTTGCTTGCCATTACAGTAAGCTCTTCTTCGAAGTTATCCATAATGAAACGGAAGAACGTATCTACCTGCTTGTGCCAATCTTGCACAGCGTTTTTATCGCCAGAGCGTTCTGCTTTTTCTGCACGTTCTGCACCGTCACGTAGTTCATAACATAGTGCAGTTGAAAGTGCATACATAACATCAATCTGTCGACTGGTTAGTTTTGTCACCTTGCCGCTGAGCACGTCTTTGGCGTGTGGTAGATTTGCTGCCTGCTTACGATATGAAATAAACTTCAGCGCTACACCTTCACCGATTGTACCTTTAATCATGTCGTTTAGAACATCAGCTGGCAGATCAGTATCTACTAGAGTTCCGTCTGAACCTGGTTCTTGAAGCAGTTCACTTACGAAATACCAACTACGAGGAGTAGCAAATGCGTATTCACTTGTGCTAGGATTAAATTGATTGAGGTCACCAGGTTGAAAATTGATATAACCAACAATATCTTTGTGCACACGATTAATAGTAGCCCATTCTTTCCAATCTTCAACATCTACTTCTAGTGTAAGATGCGGTGCAAATCGATTGGCCAATGGCATTGGCATATTGTATGCAACACCTTTATCCTTAACTCGGTTACCTGCTGCAACAATTACGCAGTTATCTGGAAGTGTATAGCTACCGATACGACGATTGAGAATCAGCTGATAAGTAGCTGCCTGCACGCTAGGCGGTGCTGCGCTCATCTCGTCAAAGAAAACAACGGCGCGAGAATTTGGATCAGTTGGAAGATCGCTCGGTGTGCTCCAGGCGAAAACTTTTTCTGTCAGCGGAACGTTGTGTTCGTTCTTGACAATATTGCCATCACTGTCTTTGATGGTAATTTCAGCAAGATATGGAATACCACGGATATCAGTTGGTTCCATGAGAGGCAGACGAATGTCAATAAGTGGCCGTTTTTCCTCACGGGCAACTTCTGCTACGATCTCGCTCTTGCCAATACCGGGCTGGCCCCAGATAAACATTGGGCGCTTACGATTAATACTGTGTCGAATCGCCAACTTAAGTTTGCTTGGATTCACGGTACTAATTTCTAGGATTTTGTTTTTAGTGGTAACCATTGCTTTACTCCTTGCTTAATTACAAGCCACTTATATAACAGATTACACTCTCTGTCAACAGTTAATTTATACGAAACTCAATAAATCTATGGATATCGCCGTCAAACATCTGAAGTTCAAAATAGGTTGTTTGTTTCCATACATAAACAAATTGTCCTTTGTTATACCAAGGACTTTCAATAATTTTTCCCATATTAACCAATACTCGTCCATTAAGCAGTGCATTATTGACATGACAAGATTTATAACATTCGCAAGTGTTGCCTAAAAAAAGGGCACCTGTATTGGTCAATTGCCAACTGTTCTTCATAAACATTATTTGAACTATGCCGTTAACTTCTTTAGGAAAGATACCTTTATGCAAATTATGCCACGTACAAGCTATTTTGGCATTCGCATATAAATCACTTACGAGTTGTTCTCGGGTGCTAACAAAATCTGATATGTTGAGCAGTTGAGTTTTAATTTTTTTTGGAAATATTACTGCCATGACACAATATAGTTGGTTTCAACTATATTAATGCCTATTGTTGGTCATTAATAACTTCGCCAGTTGTTAATTTATAAACTTGGAATTTATTTGTTTTGAACATTATATTCAACTTTTCTGCCAAATTAAATGCGTGTCCAGGGTTAGCAAAACTTATTTTTCTATACTTTGGACCAGGATAATCTAATAATTTGTTCAATGTTCGTAAATTAATTGGGTGCCCATCAAGAAACACTGCATAAATGCCATCTGTTTCAAGAACTTGTTCACTTTTATATGTTTTTGGATCAGTATGATCTAACAGGACATTTGGTTTTGGACGGCTCATGATTAATATCTCCGCAATATTTATCAGAGAGCTGTATTTTTATACCATAAATCTATTCTGTTACTTCTTCTACAAATTCTGGTACTAACTCTTCAAACTCTGCGGCTGTCCAATTTTGCATAATTTCAGTTAATTTACGATGCACATAATACCATACAATTTCAGATTTGGCTGTCAAATTAGTATCCAAAGGATTAAGATCTGCTAATATACGCAGCTGATCGTCTTGATAGAGCAATTTTTGATATTTTCGTTCTGTTGTCATAGACCAGATGATAAACGCTATTGCTAAATTATAGGGCATTGCTATACCGCCTACACATGCGTATTTTTTTCCATTTATTTCTATATAATGAATTCTGCCTGTTAGTTGACTGAAAACTCGCAGACTTTCAAGATTAGGCAAAGTCATATTCGTCGTCACTTGCCATTACCAGACTATTTTGAAATCTAAATTTTAATAGTTCATCAATTATTTTAGATTCCGGATCATATCCGTATATACAATATTTTAGCACTCTTCTTGGATCCAAAGTTTGCCCTGTAAATCTCAATGTATTTGTTTCACAATCTTCTAGTGCCTGCCTATTTGTTTTTACTGTATAGCTATCTGACACAAACTGACACACTGAAAAATCAAATTTTTGCAGTAAATCTTGTATGTCTGTAGCCCATAATTTTTTGATGCACTGTATAGTTAGTAAAATTGGTTTACTCGACCATTTATATCCCGGATAGAAATACAATTTGTAAGTGTCACTGTTATAAGAAACATGTTTGGCAACACCGCTTGCACTAGGTAAGAAGACAGGAATTTTACATTGTTTATTAAACAACTGTAAAAGATTTTCATTGGCCAAATTAAATGATTCTGCATCTTTGAAAAATATATCAATATCAGATCCTATCCACTGTTTATCAAAATATAATCTTCGTGCACATCCACCGGCAATCCAGGGTCCGTGCTGAAAATTGCAGCCACCTATGGCTTTAGAAACCCGCTGTAATAACTTATTATCAATTGATTTTTCAATATACATAGATTGTTTTATCAAAATTTGCCACCTGATAAATTAATTTCGCTTTTATCTTGTAGTAGTTTATCTTGTAAATCAATAACCTTTTCACTTAAACGGTTAACATTAGCGAGTATCTCTGCAATAGCCAATGCCAATTCTTCAGCGTCGTTTAGAGTAAGACGTATGTCTTTGCTATTATAGTCACGAGCTGTTTGATATTTTTTTACAAACGCATCTAATGCCGCTGTACTCACAGTACAATCTCCTTATTTTTTTGCGAAATCTGATGATTTAATTCAATCTTAGTCGTATACGGCCCTATGTGTTCATTTTCAGCTAATGTTGTAAGCTTTGGACAAAATGCATAAGTCCACCCTTGTTGAAATTTTAGTGCCCAAAAACCTGCGGCATATCTACCTTTGGTATGTTGAGCTTTAGTATAAGTTGGATAAGGCTCAAGTTCTACATTAGCAAAGGTTTTATGCTTAATTGGAAAGCCGTTAATTGTATTTGAAATTTCTTCCTTAACAGTTATAACAGCTTCTTCAATAGTAACCTTGCCTAGTTTTGAGATAAACTCTTCTAAATTGATGAAGTTTTTTGGAACAAATTTACCAATTACTGAAACCCCGTCTAATGTTTCAGTAACTAGGCCCAATCTTTCTGTGTTATCTAGCAGAATATAACTATTTTCACCTATGGGTCGTAAAATATATCGTTTGGTCATGCAGATCCTGTTTCAGTTTCAGATGTAAGTAGTTGACCTTTATAGTTTAGTCCAAAACAAACACTGTAATCGGATACAGTTTTTTCAATCCTAATTAAACCGTGTTTATTACAAAATTTCATTAATGCTAATCCAACCTGACGTCTGGGTTCTTGTATAATTAGGCTACGTATAGTATCATCAAACTTTTCAATTAGATCAGCTGGTTGCTGTTTAAGGTCAATTAACAATCGATTACGCTCGTAGTCATCTTTTACCCTGTGTTCTACACCATCATGGTCTGTCCATTTACTGAGCATTAAATTGTTCCATGCAAAACCTTTGGCATGTCGATCCTCATATGCTTCAATAAGTTTTTTGGTACGAACACCTGGAAAAGCGCTAAAAACATTGTCGCCGTCATCGCCGCGCATACATTTTTCAAAAAGCAGCCATTCTGGATCAGGTGTTACAAGATTTTTTCCATTCTTGTCCTTGGCTGCGTTGCCATCTTTATCAACTATACCATCTTTTGTGTATAGTAAACCAGTTATGCCATTGAAAATCATTACATTTTCGGCTATAAGCTGCTGAAAATCACTATCACTACTTATAATAATATGGTTATCATCAGGATGCAGTAAGATCCAGCGAGCAATCATATCGTCTGCTTCTGCTTCAGGATGTCGTAATAGTGTGCAGTTAGTGTGCTTTTTGACAAATTGAATGAAATCATCCATTACTTCAAAAAAAGCATTATCATCTTCAACTTCTCTGGTCGTTCTTTTATTAGCAACAACCTTACGATTAGCTTTATACGGTGCGTAAATATCCTTGCGCCAGCTTCTTCCTTCTAAACAAAACACAGCATGTGCAGCATCAAATTGGTTCCATACCTTTTTAATACTGTTGAATATGATATGCAAGCACAGAGCAAACTGTTGATCTGTGTCAGGTGCTTTAACACCGTGCCGAATACGCATAAAAAGGTTTTGCGTATCTATAATAATATAAGTTTGTGACATTATGAGTGCTCGTACCTTAATCTATACTAAAATTATAGTAGATATAGAAAGATCGTCAAGCACATCATTCATTATCTGTATCAATACTTCTTCTGGTAGGTGTTATCAAATCAGCATCAAGCCCGTTTATTTCTTCCGCAATGCTGATACAGATGTCATTTAACCATCTATTAATTATAGTATCCTCGTCACCTTCGTAACCGTTTGCTTTCAGAAATTCTAAAAAATATTCATTATAGTCTAACTGAAAATAAGTTCTTTGAGAAATATTTGGATCCCAATTTATCACAGGCATACTAACCCAAGGTTCTTTAAGAATGTTAGCCTTTTTACGATCATATTCAAGTTGTGAAATTTTTTCGTACTTGAGATCTACATCCAACATAGCAATCTCACGAGCGTCAGATTCTTTTGTTTGAAGTATCACAATCTGTCGAGCATAATCGTATGGACTGATATTGTTAGAACTCAGCATTAGTTCTAACTTTTTTTGAGCTAGCAGATCTGGATCGTCGCGATGGTTAATTTCTAGTAGTTTTTCTTCAAGTTCTGCTTGATCAAGTTCGTACTCTGCTCGTGCAATTTCACGTGTTCGGCCTTTTAAACCCCAATGGCCAGGCCACCATCCAAATGGTACCAACGGTTTTTTATGTGTCATTCTATACTCCAATTTTTATATTTGATGGCACTTTGCCATGTCTCATTCTTGCACTTGACACAATTTCCATATCAAAAAATGCACCTGCATGCGGATAATTGCTATTAAAACATTTTTCTTGGCCTTGTAGAAATTCTGTCGAAACACTAGGACCTAAATTGTAATTGTAAGTTTCCTCAGGTACTGTACGCTCGATAGCCACAGGTATGTGTGATCCAGCTACCCAATGGTGTTTCCATTTTCTACACCAATGGTCATACCCTGGATAGTGTCCATTGATAGTCCATTGTGATGGACTATCAATATACGGAACTGATTCTTCTGTCCAAAATGCTAGATTATTTTCTATTAATCTAACTAAGAAATCATAATCTTCGTATCCAGTACCAATATATCTTTCATCAAAAAATCCTATACGTCTAAAAAGCTCTTTTTTGAAACCAAAAAATCTAAACAAATACAGGCCAACAAACGCATAGCCGTCATCTAATAAATTGAGTGTTTTATCTACGTGTTCTTTGGTAGGTCGAACTTTGTCACTCATTAAAATTACAGTTTCTGTAGAGGCAGATGCTACACATGTGTTGACTAGTGTTGAGAAGTTTTTTACACCTGTGCCATCAAAAAAATGCAAAACTTCAGGGTCTAATCCAGTTTGTATTTCATTATACACATCAGATTTATTGGAAATTAGATATAAAGAATAATCATTATTCATTGCAATACCTTAAATTTATTTGGCATTATAGCTGCCAAATCTTCTAGATCAAACATATAGTCAGGTGCAGCAAGCGGTACCACATATTTCACATCGGGATGGATAAATTTCCTGTGATCTTCAAACGAGCATTCCTGTAATCGTTGACTCAACATTCTGAGATCACCAGATTCTTGCCCATAACTTATGGTAAAACATCCGCGATTGGCTACCAGCAATTCACCTGATTTATTGTACCAATCAAAACGAACAGGAATACTCATGATCAAGCCAATGAAGCAAAAAGGTGTAATTGCATATTAAAAATAAACCCATGATTTATACAGTATTTTGCAGCAAATTCATGATTGATTTGATTTTCTTGCATGTTCAGTAATCCAGCTTCCCAAAATGAAATTACTTCATCAGTTGTACTACGTTCAGCAAGACTGATTTGATTCTTGCTTGCTCGTAACTGTTTGCTTTTTTGTGGTTCGCTGTTATAGATATTCATTGGACTTACAAATACTGGTTTGCATGTTATGGCGTGCCAATTATGTGCCCAGTTAGGCACTTCAGCATATGGACTATCAGATTTAGCGCTCATTACAAACTTAAGACAATCTGCTCTTGCTAACATTTCTTGCTTCGGTTCAAGATATTTGACTGCCACTCCGTGTTTTTCGCTGCACTTAGGGCTTACCACTAGTGTGGTTTCCGCAGGAATGTTTTGCACGATAGTACCGTTGCTCTCAATCTGAGTCTTGGCAAACCTTTTGTTCATGTATTCCAAGAAGGGCACAAGATTCTTTTGTAACATAGGCTCGCCACCAGTTACTACCAGCACCATTTCTCTTTTCTTAAGCGGTACTTGTGGGCTATTATCGCCTTCTACACCAACTCCGCCCCACAGTTCGCGTGCCCACATCGGTACCTCTCCTTCAAAGTACTCTGTAATAGTCTGCTCAATGCGAGCATCAATTTCCTGTATGGTAAGCCAGTCGCCGTCGTCGAAGAAGGTGTCGCAATTATGAACTACACAGTTATTGGCAAGGTATGTGTGGGTATCCTCTACCTCTAAGTTATAAACGGTTCGTTCAGCAGTCTTTGATCCATACAGGCGAGCAAATCCTCTACCATCCTTTACCTCGGAAACTTTGGTGATTACTATACCGTTGTGGACAAACGATGCAACTTTCTCTCTGAGACGTTGATGATTATCACTTCTCAGATCAGTTGGCATCAACGGGAGGAACATGGTTTCGTACCCATTCTTTTCAAAAAGTTTGCGTCGATTAGCAACCCACGTGTCATCTCTGTCTTTAGCAAAGTCTGCATCAGCAGCCCAAATTTCAATTACTTTCTTTTGCCCGTCGACAATAAAATCTGGTATGCGATGTGCAATAGTTTCGCCGCTTCCGTCACCTATATAAGTGATCGGAAGCCCTTCACATATTTTTTCAAAACGGAGTTCAACTCCACTTTTCTTATGATGTGTTCTTGAAATGAATCCTTTTGCAGCGACCGCAGGGTCTTTCATTGGATTGCTGTCAATCATTCTAGCAGTATTAGCGGCTCTAAACTCTGGATCTTTCCACAGCTTGATAAGATTTTCTCGAGCTTTTTGTGCAGCGTCTGGCGAAAGAGGTTTGCGAAGAAACCCATCTTGGAGAACTGGATTGAACATGCTCATGCGATCACTTACACTGAAATGAACAAGTATATCACCCTGTGTGAGATCTTGTGCATCAACCCATCCTCTGTTTGAAGTGAGGAACGGATGTTCCGGAGTTACCCAAAATTTACGGGCACCAGCCTCAACCTTCATGATACGGTTGGCTATACTTTCATATTTTCGAATGACAGGTTTCGGTAGATATTGTGTTCCGTTCCACGACATAACCATATCGCCTACTTGAACATCAACTATGTTTTTTGTCGTGCCGTCTCCCATTAGAATGGGAGTAGACGGTACAAAACAAAACGAGCAGTTGAGATTACATTTGGCAAGCCTAACAAACACTGCTGGCTCTCCACGATAAGGACCTTCTCCTTGCAACGTGTAGAAGATAGAAGTAACAAACAGTTTGTCGCCTGCTTGATCAAAATACTTTTGACCAACAATTTCATTATGTCCAAACATTAAATAGGCACTCCCATTGCACCGTAAATTCCTCTAGGTATTTCTTCTTGATTATTAGCTTCAAACCAACGAAGTTTATACAACATTATTGTACTTTCATTCATTAACACACAAATTCTACGTTCAGAGCAAAATCCCCAATCTCTGCCTGCTTCAAAACCATCTCTCAACCAATCTATGCGTTCTTGCATTTGTTCCGCCGACAATCTATCCCAATGCAAAAAAAAGTATGTGTTGTCATCATCCTGCATCTTGGTCCTCCTCAGACAATATTAGCAAAACTTCTTTACCTAATCTATTGTCAATTTCCAATTCAAGTAATGAAATAAATTCTTCTTTGTCCATTGATTTTATTTGTCGTAAACAACGCTCTAGTGCGCGTCTGTATGTACGTAATAAAACTGTTTCTTTTGCCAATTGCTTATCAAGATTAAATGAAACTGTATTAAGAAACTGATTTACGGCTGTATTCAAAGAACCAGACCACTCAATAGTTCCATCGTAATTTATTGTAAGTAAAGGTTTATCACCTGGGCCTGTTATCATAAATGCAGATGATTGATTATAAAACGAAGTATTTGATATTGCTGTTAACGTAATAGTCCCTGAAGTGGTTAAAGTACCAGTATTTGTAATAGTTCCCCAGTTTCCACTAGATGTACATATAGAGTATCCACCGTTTGGTACAATAGATGCAGTGTTCATAGTTGACCACGGATAGCTATGATATATAGGTGTATGATTAGTCATAGTTATTCTCCATTTGAAACTATTCTCAGCATAGTCTGATACTGTAACCAAAGTTCGTTGAGCATAGGATATTCATGTCTTAAGTTTTGTTCTTTTATGCTGGATTTAGCAAGTTTTATAACATGACTCATAGGCATAAATTCTTGCAAACCTAAACTTAACATTTGTTCTGAATTTTCGTGTGTACCGCGCACCCTACAGGTTATTGTTAAGCTATTATCTAGACTTTCATAAATCGTATCATGCATTTTGTTTTTTAATTACCACAGCATCATCTCTAATATCCCATAGTATGGTATCGCCTTCTTTCCATCCAAGATCTTCTAGCATCTGAGGGTCAAACACTAAAACGAGCTCTCCATCTTCTTCAGCTACTTTTCCTGTATATGTTTTTATATCTGACATCTTAATTTCCTTTCATCCACAATCTATTCGCCAAGGACATCTACTTAACATTAAAGTAGAGCAATCATCCTGGCCAAAACACGGAGGTCTATGGCGATCATCCCTATGTAGAAGAATAGAAAAAATTAGATTTCTGTATTCTTCTGTATCTTGCAATCCATTGTTTGAAAGATAAGCTGACTTATCTAACCATTCCTGGATTTGATTTTGCGGGTCTTTCATTAAGTCTATTCATCAAAGAGATTTTCGTTCCATTCACGGCATTTTGTTCCGTGCCATCTTTTGTAGTTTGGGTAAGATATCACCTTACCACAATGCTCACATGGTATTTTTTCAGAATTCATTTTCAAAAAACTATGAGTTCCATTTTCTACCATTCTACTTGCTGTTTCCTTTGAAACTTCTGATTTGGTTCTACCATCTTTTCTCGGCCTGTTAGATAATTCTCTTTGCTTTTCTGGGTCCAAAAACGGATGAGTTCCTTGCTCCATTACTTTTTTTGTTGCTACACTCATTCTCTCTTTAGCCCCTGGTCGTTTACTCGGATTATCGTTTTTCATCCTCTCAGACAAGTTCTTCTTAAATTCATCAGACCTAGGTACGTGATTTATGTTTAATCCGTTTTTGTTGATGTAATCAAACCCTCCAGTTCCGCCGCGTCTTACATTGTAAGTATCATCTCTTAATAAGAAATCCTCATTTACAATTTCTATTTCTTGACTAATCATATCTTCACGAGTATTAAAATATTCAAGAACAGTTTTAACAAACTGTTCTTTTCCGTATTTTTCATACGCTCTGTTTATGACAGTCCCGCTTCCCATATATCCATCATTTATATCTTTTGTTTGATGGACGCCTACGTAAATTTTATTGTTTACGGTATTTTTAATTTCATACAAGTAATAGAACATTTTTGATCTCCTTACTGGTATTTATACAAAATGTGCGTTTTGTTAGGGACATTGTGATAAAATTATGCAAAAAGGTCTTCGTCCCAACATCTATGCCCCTCTCTAAAAGCCATATTTGATTGTGTCTCTCGAACTTCAACGCGGAAACACCAAATTCGATCTGATTCACTCTTACCAAGATATTCAGGTATGTAAATGCCATTTACATACTTGTATAGCATGTCGGCTATACATTCACATCCCATAGCAGGTAGCACTGTTAAATCTAAGATTCCATCTTTCTCAAGTTGTCGAAATTTTTCAATGTCTAGGTCATCAGCAGCAATAAGTGTGCGATGATCAAACTGGTCTTTTAAAATTTGTTTAAGTTCCTTAAGGCCGCCGTAATCACAAACCCATCCTCTTTTGTCTAATTCATTTGCGCCAAAATAGAATTTCATACTAAGTGAGTAACCATGGTTTTTTGAACAATGGGTATCGGCCTTCCATTGTTTGTAGGCGCATGGAAATTCGTCAATATACTCTTTTGTTGATGTAAACTTATATGCTACCGGCTGATATGTCATGTTAGCTGTTCCTTTATGTAGTTAATAAATTGACTTATTATGCTTGATTTTTGTTGTTCTGCAAAATCAGATCGTAGTACAAAGACTTTGAATCCGCGGTCTATGGCCATTTTTAATTTTTCTTGATCTTTCCGATATTTTTGACTGTATGTTAGCCCAGTTATTGCCATTAGTTCAGATTTTAATTCGTTTGCTTGTTCTTCAGTTGGATGCCATCTTAACCCATCATATTCTAATATCGCCTTTGCTTCCTTGACACAAAAATCATAAAAGTTGACCCCTTCTTTAGAACTTAAAAACCATTCACACTTTGTCTTATCTTCAGAATCTCTATAGTATATAGTATAATCTAGTAACCAAGGATTATCGAAGATAATATTTTTAATTAAAGTTTCTGCTTCCTTAGAGTAACCGATAGATTTGAAGGTGTTTTGAAGAAATTCGGCATATTTTATATGTCCGTCTTCTCCGTATTTTTCTAAATACAGTTCTAATTTTGTCTTGCTGCTATATCGTTCTTTTTTTGTAGCGCTAGATTTAGCATTAATAGCTGCTCGTTTTTCTATTTGTTCTGCCTCTGATAAATCATTCCAGTATTTAGATAAGCTTTCCTTTCTCTTCTGTGACATAGTTGTCACCCCAATTTCACCTTTTTGTGCTCTAACTAGTGCTACAGTATTTTTTTTAGCAATAGTCTCTTGCCACTTTTTCTTACCAAGTTCTTCTCCCCAACGTTTAATCATATTTTCTTCTGATTGACGCGACTTATTAACATGTTCATTAAATCGATCTATCCCATCTTCTGGATATTTCCAGATAAACCATTCTTTAGTAAATCGTGTGTATGGCTGCGAATCATAAGTTTTTTTGCGGCTTGCTAATAGTTTACGAACTCCATTATATCGTTTAGTTCCAGACGCTTCACCGTATTTGTCTATGTAATCCTGCAACGTCATTGGCATATCCATGCTCCTTATGTTGTATTATTTATGCACGGATACGCATTTCATTAAGTCATATGATGTCAGCTCGCCATTGACGATATGCAACAGGCCCAATTTGTCTGTAAGTCTTTGTTTTATTCGCCATCTCTTGTCTCCTATTGAGCGAGTTTGATAGCACGCAGAATTTTTAGAGTGAGATGAGCGCTGAAGTCCACTTTGTTATTTAATGAGGTATATAAATTTTAGTTTCTAGTATATTGTTACCTGTTTTGTGAGCAATTTCTACTATATCTGGCATCAATTTCAACAACCGGCCATCATTTATATCATAACATTCTTGTTGATTTTGATCCATTTCCATCCGATAACATGCAAGATGGTCAGCTATTGCTTGTTCAACGTCATATGTGGCATCATTGTTATCGAGTATCAATTCTACATAAACACGAAAATCAATACCCGGTTGGTTACACCCTCTCATAAGTGCTGTAACAAACTTTGCTCTACCAATCTTTAATGGTCCTCTTGCAAGTGATTTGGTTTCATGATCAATTACATGACTACGACCAAAATAGATTGCATAACGTTCATTGCCTGATTTTTCAATATTGCCGGCCTTTAGTCCTTCGTTGAGCATTCTATGCTTGCGATACTCAACATACCCTATACCTTTCATCTTATTTCATCCTAGCTACAATATTAAAGAATTCTTGCTTGATGTGAGGGTATTCTCTAAATACTCCCCGCATAACACTTGTAGTCATATCACTTTCATGTTCGCGAACACCTCGCATAGTCATACAACCATGTTCGGCTTGCACAAGAACAGCTACACCGTCGGCTTGTGTTTCTTGCTCAATAAGATCTGCAATTTGTATTGTCATTTCTTCTTGAATTTGAGGACGACTAGCTATCCAATCTACCATTCGATTAAATTTGCTAAGTCCTATAACATTTTTACCCGGAAACACACCAACATAAGCCTTGCCTTTTATTGATTGAAGATGATGTGCACAGGTACTACGTATCGAAATAGGGCCTGTTACATACACCTGATCATATTCAGTTACATTTGGAAAGGCGGTAATTTTAGGTGGCGGTAAGTATCTACCAGAAAATATTTCTGTACAAAACATTTTTGCTACTCTATGAGCAGTGTCTTTAGTATTATGATCATTCTCAGTATCAATAACTAAACTTTCAAGCACACCTTGCATTTTTTCCGATACTTCATTTATTAAAGCATCAAAATCTAATTCATCCATATATTGAGATATGTTATCATTGCAGAAAAACTTGCCACCATTTTCTTTGATTCGATTCCGAATTTTTTCACTTGTTTTCATAATTTCATCCTCTAGCATATTTCAAGTATGCAAACAAAACTTTTGAAAGGCAATATTTGCATTGTAAATTACTGCCTATCAGTGTTTCCTTATGGTTGGTTGTTATATCCAGCTAGATTGGTACTAGTAGGAATTCCGTACGAAGATAGAGTATTTGCTACGGATAAAACTCCTGTTGTAGCAGCACCTAAGGCTCCTATAGAACTTGCAACACCTGTAGCACCTGTAGCGCCTTGTGCACCATATATAGCATTATAATTTGGATATTGAATGCCACATATTACGCATTCTATCGACAGCCTCTGTTTTTAACTTTGCTTCCACCGGGTCCCAGTCATTATCAATCATAATGGTTATGAGCTGTCTCATTGCATTTATTTCTTCTTCCAACGATCGTACGGTGTCGTTTTTGTTATAGATTATTTTCTCAATATTTCGAATTTCCTGTCGCAATAGCTCACATTCAGCAATTTTATCTCTATACGTTTGAAAATATTCGTCAGTTAATGAATTCATAATGGTTGATCCTTCTTATAATTTTGCCAAGGTGTAAATAATTTGCGATCCAAAAGATTGTGCAAACTATGACACCAAACCCCAGGATTACTTGCTGCAAAATCTTTGTCATCAATTTTTAAAGTTGCATTATATCTTAGCTGTTCAAGATATGGTATTTTTACAGATATTTGCGGAATAAAATTGTCATTTTCGCTGTAACATCCTTCAATTACCCATTCTACATGCTTTATATCAAAATCAAGTGTAGTTGGCAAATTTAAATCTAATACCTGCTTGATAAAATTATTCCATTTATCACTCAATTCATAATCACCATTGATCCAATTGCCAGGGTTGAAACTTTGATTAGCACCAAGATATATATGTTCGCAGTTGTGCGATAGGACCAGATGATTTATTTGGTCAATATCGCACAACCCAACCACAAAAAGAGTCTTTAATCCGTATGCAGGTGTGTGCTCAACTTCTGTACCTATAAAAAACGTTACGTCTTTTTTAACACCGTTTGAATATATGCGTTCCATTATATTTTTCCTATATCAATACGCAATTCGTTATCAGCGTTCATACCTGTACCATTTGTTAATAATGTCCAATGTTTATTGATTAGACCCATAGGTTTTTCAGATATAAAAATGTCCTCGCATAAATCTTTGAATTCTAACACATCACTAGGTAGATGCTGTCTTGCAATATACAATGGCTGATCTAGCCAGTAACAGGCCTCTTGGCATGCTCGAATATGTAATTCAACATTGTGATTCATAAGCAGCAAATAACTTAAACCATCTAATGCACTTGGATATTTCTTTTTACGAGATTCAAAGTTTTCATAACGAAGTAGACCCATTTCTTGCTGTATAGCTTCGTTAGTTGCCTCAATGTCTTTAGCATTAACATCGTCGTAACCTTTGCAACAAATGTCACCTAGCGTTATTTTCCTACTTATAGCAGTTTCAACAGCAACAGAACGTTCAACTAAGTTGTGTTCAAATAAACTATCAAATGTACTTTCTTCGCTAGAATATTGTTTACGCTTCAGCATTTGTTCCATAATCCAATCTTTAAGTATTACTGAACTGCCTTTTAGTTCTTTAGAATCCGGAATACTGCAACCTTTAAAACCCATTTGTGTAGGATTTATCGTGTAAGTATTATATAATTGTCCTTTAGCTGTCATAACAAACGGTGACGCAGCATCATAACTTAATGTAACATTTGGATTAACATGTTTACGTAGAGAACGTTGAATAGTTGTCAGACTACAGGCAGCTTTAATTTTGCCATTTCCAAGGTAATGCAACCAATCTTGGCCGCGATCTAAATATCCATTGTCTCTCATTATAATAAGACGTCGTAGATTTAGTGCTATACTGTGTCCTTGAATGTTTGCAAACGCAAAGCTTTCAAAAGGCCAATCTTTGCAGATATTCCACCATTCATCGCCTTCTTCAAGATTTCTTCCTTGTAAAACATTGAGAAACTTTGTGTCTCCTAGTTTTCGATGCTTTATAAAAAATTGTGCATTTTCAATACTGCCTTTTAAGCAATCTTCGTAACTTTTTAAGCCAGGATGTTTAGCTTCTCCAGTTTTTTCATCAAATCCAAAACGGTCAATACCGCCTGGTGGAAAATCAAAAGTCATACTCCAGTCTGCAGTATGCTCTAACCATCTAAGTATACTCAATCGAAAAGCGTCTTGATCTGCTTTCCATGACACATCATCTTGGTTCTTCTTTGGTTTCCATGGCCATTTTAACACACCTGTAGCTGCCTGAAACCCGCCGCTATCTCCAATTATAACTGTGTTTTTACGGTCTCGCTTCTGCACCAAGCTTTCTTCAGTATCAGTTTTAGTAACATCTAGTTGAGCATGACCGGCGCTGTAAAGTGCCCATTTGTAACTAAAAAGATCAGTATTTGTTTTGAGAAAATCTAAATCATCCCAACCTCTAAGTAATCCGGGTGGCAATTTATCTCTTTTCCCTTTAAGCTGCCGACTGACCATTTTCACGTAGATACTGCTAATACTAGGCAAAAAAACTGCATAGTCATTGTTAGATGCAGTTAGGTTAAGATAATCATTTGTATTTTTGTTCTTTGCCATATTAATATTTGTTCTCTCTTGTATGTTGACGATAATCAACATTGCTACGTAACCATTTTTGACCATTATCTGTTATAATGTCAATAATTCTATCAATAGTACCGTCATTCCACGTACTTATTTTGCCTATATTTTGATGAGGAGATTCAAGCAACTTGTATAACTTGGTTATAGCGTCATTTATA